ATCGCCTGAAGAACCTAGTACGGCGGCAGGCGTCACGCCAGCTTTCAAGTAGCGATCGAAAACCTTCGTAGGGTCGTTATAGGCATTCTCGTAATCAAACTGTTTTTGCCAATTAGCATAGGAAAGCTCAGACTGCTTCTGCATTTGCTCAAGAGCGTACTTCTGCTGAAGCTTCATCTGTTTTTGTTGAAACTTCCACTGGCGGCGAGCGTTCATGCCGCCGAAAAGCTGGCCGAGAGCGCCAGTAATCAAACCCGTAGTGCCAGTAGATGCAGCGGACTGACCAAGCGACTCACCGAAGGATATGGCGGCAGCAGCAGGAATAGCCATACTAGATATTAGTTAAATTATTAGAACGAATAATATAATCAACGCGAACAGTGTCGATGTGAACGCCGTTACGCTGCATCCTAGCTTGGGCGGCGCAAGAAGACAGGAAAAAAGCAGCTAACGCGGCAACAATGGACGAGACGAGCGTCCAAAAAGCCTTTGACTTGTAGAATGGTTGTTTGACGTCGGACATGGGATTAGAATTTAAAGGGAAGCTACGGTGCCGCACCTTCACTTCGTTCAGGGCGCTCCTCCGGAGCGCGAAATGCGTCACCTCGCCACAATGGTGTAAACAATTGAATAAAGAACGATAGAAAAATGCGCGACCTCTCCTGCAGTCGTTACCAATAACCTTCAGCGATTCACGAACTCTCGCAGAAGGGGTCCGCGCACGTAGCATATATCGTCAAGTAAAGAGGGTACTATTTTTCTTCAAGCTTAGGGGGTTTCGCGGCGGCCTTCGACCTATCTATCTCTGAATCAATGAGTTCCTGACCAACCTCAAGGCCATCGAACTTATCCATGCGAGAGAACGAGTTGGGATCAAAATCAATGTCAGGGTTGAACTTCTCTCCCTTTTCAAAATCAGAAGGCTCGACCGTCACGTCTGGACGACCGGGTAAAACATCGATGGTGCCAGAACCATCAAGGACAGACATAATTCGCTGACCGCGGGAAACATAAGCGGGAGCGTCTTCGAGTAACCAATCAAGAGCCATAAAATCAATACATTAACGATTAGACAAACGAGTCGCGAATGTTTTATTCACCAAATTCTTCTTCTGAACCGAGTAAGAGAGATTCACAAAGAAATTATCTTCCACGGTCGAACTAAAAGGCGAATTCACCTGCGACAAATCAGTAAAAAGTACCGGATAATAATGGGACTCAGGTAAAGAGCCTGAATTACTAGAAGTTAAGACGGCGCGCTGCTGAACCCAATAAGAGTAAAGCGGAACGCCTGAGCCACCCTCAGCGGGACTTCTGTAATAAGCTTGAAGCTGGCCGAGTACCTCGTCATAAGACGAACGAAACTCATTAAAGCACGGCTCGGACGCAGAGCTAGCACCAGGATTACCGTTAAACGCTATACGGAAAGCCGGAACGTCCTGATAGCCAATATCGTTGTAAATGGGGTTGAAATAATCGGAACCGGAATAGTTAAGATAATCGGGCTTAATGAAACTCCAGTAATAAACGGGCCTAATACTCAGCATATCAATCAAATAGCCCGGTTCGCGAAAATAATAAGACTGCCGACGACCCAAACGATCGTTGAATGCAATAGAACCTCCCTGCTGGCCAAGGGGTTGGCTGCCGGAGAAATTATTGTTTCCTGCCTGATTCATCACAATCTGAACATTAACCGTCTGAGAAGCGCTAAAGAGAAGCTTAGGCCGGTCAACATGCTCAATCTTAGAAGCGAAAAACGTTTCCAACCAATCACTATAACGGCTGCCTCCAGCTCCAAGTAAATCCTTGTACTCCTGAAGGCGCGAAGCGATAGCCAACTGCGGAATAGTAGTTACGCCCGTCATAGAAACAGCGGACGAGGAACCTACAGGAATAAGACGACTAAACCGATCGGGATTTGAAGGCACGACGGCCATAGGGTGAGCGACTAAGAAGTAAGCTAAAGCCGAAGAAGCGTTAGAACTAGTAGTCGGAAGGACTTGCGAAATAAGACCTGTTGTACCAAGCAAATTCACACTCGGCAAAGACGAAACAACGGGGTAACCGTCGGAAGTAGAAGAACTGCTCTTCAGGTCAGACTTAATGATCTGGAAAAAGAGGTTGCCGCGATTGAACGTATTATTACTAGAAGTTACGGAAGACGGGTAAAATTGACTCTCATAGAAAGCATCCAAGAACTCAAGATTGCCGAAACACTGCGTGAAAAATCTAGAATCACCGGAATTATCGGGATCAAGAGAGTACCCAGAAGACGAATAAATAAGCTTATTCGCCATAGGCCACGCAAAAGAATAAAGTCCCCACTGCGAATAGCCATAATAATTGCGAACAATGTCCCAATACGCTAAATACGTATCAGCGTTAGACCACTGACTCATGGTAGCGGTCCCTGGAAGATTGACAGATGCAAGCGGAGTGCCGCCAACATTGTACTTGTTGCCAACCCGAAGCCAAGAAAAGAGCGAATTTGTATACGACGCGCCAAAATAATCAGCATTCAAAGAACCAGCAGCGGGAAATGTCGAGCAAACCCAATTCAAACTCAAGTCGTTCATATCGAATTTACTACTATTCGTCCGCAATTCGGGATGATACAACTGTAAGGGCACCCAGAATCGGTGAAGCCGAATGGTGTAGGGGTTAAATGTCGGAACAGCAAGCGGGTTACTACGGACATCAACGCCCTGCTCAATAGAAACACGGTCTCGAGCATTAATAAAATCGATCCGCACTGGATATAAAATACCCGGCGTACACGTAAAAGCCTTACTCTCGGGGACATCGTAGCGAGAATAACCATTTACAGCATGAGAAATAAAAGGTTGTCTTCCCATAAATTAAATGTTTAGTTGAAGTTTATAATGATCTCTCCAAAACTGAAGAATGTCTTGGCCTAACCAAGTAGGGGGGTCAAAATCGGGCATCTTCCGAGAAGAGGCGGAAAAACGCATTATTTGCCTTTGCTCCCACGTATACGACGCTCTACGGGATACGGAGGAATTGAGGCCGAACTGTTCAACGCACAGAGACACAACACGCTTAACCAGAGAAGACTTGCTAAAACGTGCATAAGCGTCAGCAGCGGTAATCGAGCGAGAAACCTCGTCTTCCTGTTTGAGATACTTAAGATAGTATCGAGGAATCGAGTAGTTATAATTGATACGCTTCTCAAAATCGAAATAAGACCACGACGAAGTACGAGCAGAAGGGCGAGGCTGATAACCAAGAAAATCACCAACGCCAGCAGATACGAATTTTCGCGTATAACGGCGATGTTGGAGGAGGCAAGATAAAGGTGTAGAGTTTCCATCTATAGTAACGTATTTATCCGAAATTTCTTCGGGATTAAATTGAATCTGTTTGGTAACATACTTAACGCAGTAACGAGCGCGCTTATGGGTAGCTTTAGCTAGCCACACAAAACCGAGATCTCGAACAGCAGAACGAATCGTATTGTAGAGCACGTTTGTGCCAAACAAAAAGCCGTGAAAATGCAATCGAGGTTCACTTCCTACTTCTGGATGAGTGCCAAACTCCTGGAAAAAAGCGTGTTTAAACGAATGACCGAGCTTGTGACGCAGGCGTTCGTTGAATCGCCGAATGAACCTGGAAGGATCCTGCAATGCTTCGTCGTAGTACCTAGGGGCTATGGTTATCGTAATAAAAATAGCCTGCTGAGAATCGGCCTTGCAACGGGCGAGTTCACGTTCTAACCGAACGAACCAATCATTACGCTGACGGCGCAAACAGTCTTCGCATTTGCCGCACGGAACCATGAGCCACTGACGAGCGATGTCCCAGGGACGGAGGGCCAGAGCGGACCTTGCGACATCTGAGCCATCACGACAGGGATTCTTCTTGTCGAAATAGCGACGATTGCGTATCCATATGGGCGACGAACAGGGCATTACATCAAACTCCTAAGACAGTCAAATTTGATAGCGGGATGATCGAGACGACAGCGAATGAGGTAATCACTAGCGGGTTCCTCGTCGGAAAACCAGGCGATAACAACGCGTTTCTTGCCGCGGTATGCGCCAATAGAAAAGCGGTAGGGAATACTGTCAATCACAGGAGAAAAACGGGGGCGAAAATCAAACTTATCCATAATCATAAAATAATACTTTGCGCTTCGAAAGACGGTACTTTCGATCGCGAGGACTACTTCGCTGCGCCGGCCGACCGCCTGACGGCGGGGACGCTTCGCGTCTTCGGCCTCCATGGCTTCGCTTCGTGATTCTATATACCGGATAAATCCGGCGAGTTTGCGAACAAAAACTCCCAGGGAGAGAAAAACTCTCCCGGGAGCATCTCAGTTAAAGAACTCTTCCACCAAGAGGACGAGTCACAATCTTAACTCCTCTTCCTTTCTTCTTTCGGCGTGCTTTCATCGGAATCGAGATTAAAATCAAACATAAGGACCAGCT